GGGTTTGCGTACCGAGGGCTTGGGCCATGTTTCTCACGAATATTCATTAGTTATTTCCAACGAGCCTTAACTGTCCTATAATAGCCCGTAATATCGCATATGTTTCACGTGAAACATTGGCCGTGAACCGCGTACCATAAATTAAGTAGGGTCCCCCATGAACGTTGCTCAAAATTCGATGTTAGAGGATAAAAAATTAAAATTAGAATTACGTTTGGCGCAGATCATGAAGAACGAGGAGTGCCAAAATAATTTTTTAATTTTTGTAAAAACAGTTTGGCCTGATTTTATTGCGGGCCGTCATCATAAGATTATTGCTGAGAAGTTGGAAAGGGTTGCAAATGGCGACTTAAAGCGACTTATCATCAACATGGCTCCGCGGCACACGAAGAGTGAGTTTGCGAGTTATTTATTTCCGTCATGGATGATGGGCCGTAATCCGAAGATGAAGATCATTCAGGCTACGCACACGACGGAGTTAGCTGTTAACTTTGGTCGCAAGACGAAGAACTTGATTGAGAGTGACGATTACAGGGATGTGTTTCCGGGGGTAAAGTTAGCTGCGGACAGCAAGGCGAGTGGTCGGTGGGACACGAGCGACGGTGGGATGTATTATGCTGTTGGTGTTGGTTCGAACTTAGCTGGTCGTGGTGGTGATTTAATTATCATTGACGATCCTCATTCGGAGCAGACGGCGATGAGCAACACGGGTTTTGAGGACGCTTGGGATTGGTATACTGGTGGTCCTCGTCAGCGTTTACAGCCGGGGGGGAGCATTGTTTTGGTTCAGACGCGGTGGTCTGAGAAGGATATGACGGGTCAGTTGCTGCGGGCTCAAGCGAAGGATGGTTCTGCGGATCAGTGGGAGGTTGTTGAGTTACCTGCTATTTTTGAGGACGGGACTTCTTGTTGGCCTGAGTATTGGAGTTTGGAGGATTTGACTGCGGTCAAGGCTTCGATTCCTCCGAGCAAGTGGAATGCGCAATATCAGCAAAATCCTACTGGCGAGGAGAATGCGATTATCAAGCGCGAGTGGTGGCGTGTTTGGGATCAGGATAAGGTTCCTCAGTTGGAATATGTTATTCAAAGTTACGATACGGCTTTTAGTAAGCGGGAGACTGCTGACTTTAGTGCGATTACAACGTGGGGGGTATTTTATCCGAATGAGGGTGGTTCTGGGCCTAATTTAATTTTGTTGGATAGTAAGAAGGGGCGTTGGGATTTTCCGGAATTAAAGCAGGAGGCTTTAGAAAATTATAAATTTTGGGAGCCTGACACGGTTATTGTTGAGGCGAAGGCTTCTGGGACCCCTTTGACGCAGGAGTTACGTGCTATGGGGATTCCTGTTGTGAATTTCACTCCAAGTCGTGGTAATGACAAGATTACTCGGGCGCATAGTATAGCGCCATTATTTGAGGCTGGGATGGTTTGGGCTCCTGACGAGATGTGGGCGGAGGAGTTAATTGAGGAGGTTGCGGCCTTTCCGAATGGGGAGCATGACGATTTGGTTGATAGTATGACGCAGGCACTTATGCGCTATAGACAAGGTAATTTTGTACAATTACCAACAGATGACTGGGAAGATGAAGAAAACTCTGCTAAAGTGAGATTGTATTATTAGATGAAGGGCGTCTGGATGTATGGTACTGCGGTAAATCTTGGGGCTGGCGGCTTTGACGACGTGATGTATTTCGAGGGGGGCGGCAGTCCTATGTACTTGGAAGAAACGTTGACGGGCACGGCACCGGGGTCACAAAGCCCGAGGCCTGAGTTTGCTGATCTCAGGGGCCCCGTGGGCGACGATGCGCCTGTTATGTCTGAAGAAGAGCTTGCGGAGTTTGAGGACCAAAAAGGTTTAGGGTCCCTTATCATGGACCGGATACGTGGAAAGAACGTCACGGAAGATTTACGTGAGTCTGGCCGTGTTGGCGGCACCTCCCCTGAGTTTATGGAGACATTAATTGACGAGTACGGCTATCCGAGTGTCTTTGACGAGGAGACGGGCGAGAAGATAATACCTACCGATTTGGACCTTTATTCTGAAGAAGTCCGTCATGCGCGGCCCGAGGACCGTGGTGATTTGCCGACGTATCCTGAGTTAGAGGATGCTCGGGGTCATTTGTTAGGTTCGGCTGTTATGGCGTCGGAGTATGGGCCTGATACTGCGGAGAGTGCTGGAAACTTTAGTGAGTTTATGGATCGTTTTGCGCCGATTCTTATGGGTGGTGGTCAGAACAAGCGTGACGTTGCTATGGACCAGCGCAACAACGCGATTGGTCGTCAGATATTTATGAAGGCTGGAATAGACGCGACTGTTGAGGAGTTAACCCAGCAGGTTGACGCTGAGATATTTAAGCAGTTAGATAAGATAATGGGACGTTCGGAGGAGGATCGTATGACGCCATCGGCGGATCAGCCTCGCGCCCCACGGAACTTTAAATCACCGTCTGAGGGTCCGGATGTTTTTTTCCCTCGCAACGAGGAAGGTTATTTTGACACGACTAGAGGCGTTATGGGGATATCTCCTCGTAAGTACCGTAATTACGGCGTTTAGGTTGGTCAAATAGGAGGATTACATGGCTGAAGAAATAAATGGTTACTCGGGTAGTTTAATGGACAACAATGTTCCTGCGCAGCTTGACGAGGATGACCTAAAGGCTGAGATGGAGATTGAGCTTCCTGATTCACAGAACGACGTTATGGCTATGATTAGTGCCGAGGACGTTGGCGAGATAGAAATCAGTGAGACTGACGACGGCGGTGTTGAGGTTGATTTCGATCCCCAAGACCAGCGCGGCGAGGACATGGATTTTTATGCCAACTTGGCTGAAGAGATGCCGGATCGTGAATTGCAGCGCATTGCGGGTGATTTATTGAGCGAGTATGACGCGAACAAGGCCAGTCGTCAGGACTGGGAGGATGCGTATTCGAGTGGTTTGGAGCTTTTGGGCTTTAACTACGAGGAGCGGACGCAGCCGTTTCGTGGGGCCTCGGGTGTTACGCATCCGTTGCTTGCGGAGGCTGCCACACAGTTTCAGGCGCAGGCTTTTAATGAGCTTTTGCCGTCTAGCGGTCCTGTTCGTACTGTTGTTATGGGCCAAGAGACGCGGGCCAAGGCTGCTCAATCGCAGCGTGTTCGTCAATTTATGAATTATTACATTACGAATGTCATGGAGGATTACACTCCTGACATGGATCAGATGTTGTTTTATTTACCGCTTGCTGGTTCGACGTTTAAGAAGACGTATTACGACGAGGCTATGGGCCGTGCGGTCAGTAAGTTTGTTCCTGCGGAGAATTTAGTTGTTCCGTATGAAACTTCTGATCTTGAGACGTGTCCTAATATTACTCAGGTTGTTCGGATGTCTTTGAATGATTTGCGCAAGCGTCAGATTGCTGGGATTTATTTGGATGATGTTGACGTTATTCCTGCGCAGCGTGAGGTTACGGGGCTTGACGGCACGATAGATCGAATTGACGGCCTACAGCCGGGTACGATTGATTACGACTGCACGATACTTGAGTGTCACGTTGATTTGGACCTTGAGGGTTATGAGGAGCTTGACGAGGACGGCGAGCCTACGGGCATCCGGGTCCCTTATATTGTTACGCTTTCCATGGACAACGGGCAGGTTTTGTCTGTTCGTCGGAATTGGACCGAGGAAGATGAGCGGAAAAAGAAGATACAATTTTTCACGCATTTTAAGTTTTTGCCGGGGTTTGGTTTTTACGGCCTTGGCTTGATACACACGATTGGGGGTCTGTCACGGACCGCCACTTCGGCACTGCGACAGTTGATTGACGCGGGTACGTTGTCCAACCTCCCTGCGGGTTTCAAGGCCCGTGGACTACGGATCAGAGACGATGATGAACCGTTGCAGCCCGGTGAGTTCCGCGATGTGGATGCTCCGGGTGGGGCTATCCGCGATAGTCTTATGCCGTTGCCCTTTAAGGGTCCGGATCAGACGTTGTTCCAGTTGTTGGGTTTTGTTGTTCAGGCTGGTCAGCGGTTTGCGACGATTACAGACTTGAAGGTTGGAGACGGCAACGAGAACGCGGCTGTCGGCACAACGATGGCTATGATGGAGCAGGGCTCTCGTGTTATGAGTGCTGTTCACAAGCGGTTGCACTATGCGATGCGCCAAGAGTTTCGGATTTTGGCCCGTGTTATGTCGGAGAGTTTGCCGCAGGAGTATCCGTATTCGGTTCCGGGCGGTGATGAGACGATTATGCGCGAGGATTTTGATGGTCGGGTAGATGTTATACCGGTCAGCAATCCGAATGTGTTTAGTCAATCGCAGCGTATTATGTTGGCTCAGACTAAGTTGCAGTTGGCGTCTCAGGCTCCTGAGATACACAACATGCACGAAGTCTTTAGGGACATGTACGACGCTTTGGGTGTTACGGACACGGATCGTTTGTTGAAGTCTATACCGGCGGATACGGATGAGCCTGTTGATCCGGCGCAAGAAAACATTAATGCTTTAGACATGTTGCCGTTGAAGGCGTTTGAGGGTCAGAACCATCAGGCGCACATTACGGCTCACTTGTTGTTTGGCACTTCTCCGATTGTGGGCGGTATGCCTCCTGTCGCGGTTGCTGTTCAGAAGCACGTTATGGAGCATGTGCAGATTGCGTCCCGCGAGCAAGCGGCGGTTCAGTATTTGCAGCAAGTTCAGCAGCAGGGTGGTCAACCTGCGGACGAGGAGCAGATGCTTCAGGTCGAGCAGATGACGGCTCAGTTAATTGCGGAAGGCTTGCAGCAGCTTAAAGAATTGTCTGGTGAGCTTTCGGGTGCTGGCGCTCCTGATCCACTTGTTCAGCTTAAAGAGCAGGAGTTGCAGCAGAAGGCGACGGCAGATCAGGCGGACACTCAGATCGATCAGGCCAAGCTGGAGTTGGATGCGCAGAACCAGAAGATGCGCGGACAGCAGTTCCAGCAGCGGTTGCAGTCTCAGGAAGAGCAGACGGCGGCTCGTATTCAATCGGCCATGGACCGTGAGATACTTAAACAGCGAGGGCAAACGCAATGATGAGCAAGAGTTTAAATTACGCCTATCCGCAGAAGTTTGCGGAAGGTGGCGATGTGGCTCCGGATACGCGTCAACGACTGGAGTTTACCCCTAGCGCCAGTGGCGGCATGGTTAGATACGTTCTTTACGACGATAAAGGTCGGGAAGCGCAATCTGGGGTAACTCAACGCAAGAATGTTGAGTCCGGTCTTTTTGGGCCGGGCACCAATGAAAAATACAATGTATCTTTTTTAGAACAAGCGCCTGCCCCTGATACGCCCGTTTTTTCCCTTCCTCCCGGTGTGGACCCTATGCTCCCTGCCCCTGTTACACCTCCACCGGTGGTTAACCCCGTGTTTACACCCTCCCCGGATAACACCGCATTTACGCCTCCGCCGCCTCCTCCAGTAGAAGGTCGGACATACGGCGCGTATAGCGGCACCCCAATGGGTCCTACTAATTCTATTCAGCCCTTCACCCCGTACATGCCCCCGCAACAAGCGCAGGGCCCGGACCTTCAATCCCTAATTACAGACACCGATTATTTGTTAAATAATTCGGGTCCCCGTACAAGCGTCTTCCAAAGGAGTTAAATTATGAAAGATCGTAAAATTAAAGTAAACGGCTCTGCGCCGAGTGATCCGCCAAAAGCGGTTGGTTACGCGGACATTAAGGGTCAAGGCCGCATTCCTTACGGAAAAACAGCCCCCGCCCCGATGGCCACGGACAACGTGCGTAAGATGAAAACGCGTGGCACGGGAGCCGCGATCCGCGGCACGAGTTACATGGGCAGCGGTTCTTAACGTTGTTTTTTCCGTAAATCGCATAAATTTACAGATAGTCCTAGCTTATCTTATACAAGTTGTGCTAGGATTATATCTGATAATGTTAGATATTATGCGAGGTGGGAATGGATGAAATATATGTAGCCGAAGCGGTTTTTCGTATCTTGAGAGAAAGACGGCAAGGGGTTACGGATTTGATGATTTTTGGAAACGTCAAATCAATGGAGCAATATCGTGAGCTTATGGGCAACTTAGAGTGCCTAAATCACGTGGAACAGGAACTCAAGGGCCTGCTAGATAAACAGGAGCGATCCGATGACTAACCAGTCAACAAGAATTGATCTGTCTGCGGCTGCCGAAGGTGTGGCGGCTATGGCGGAAACGACAAAGGCTAATTTAGCTGATGCTTATGTCGAAAAACCCCGTTTAAACCCAGAAGCTTTAGACGCAAGTCTTCTGGAAAGAATGCCTGCCCCTACTGGATGGCGTATTCTCATTTTGCCCTACCAAGGTAAGGCGAAGACGGCCGGGGGTATTTTTATCCCTACCGAAATTCAAGAGAAGAGCCAGATATCCACACAGGTGGGTTATGTCCTTAAAGTCGGTCCTTTGGCTTACAAAGACCGTGACAAGTTTCCTGACGGCGCGTGGTGCGCGGAGAAGCAGTGGGTATTGTTTGCCCGTTATGCCGGTTCGCGCCTACAGATCGATGGGGGAGAAGTCCGCATCCTCAATGACGACGAGGTTCTTGCGACTATTTTGGACCCTGAAGACATCCAGCATTTGTAAACGAGGTAAAATATGGCTAATAGTAGTGAAAACCCGATTGAACTAGACGTTGGGGACAACCAAGAAACTGAGGTTGAGGTTGTAAGTGAGGTATCTTCGTCGGAAGACGATGACCGTGATGACCAGTTCTCCAAAGCGGAGACGGCAACTCAAAAACGAATTGATCGTTTGACGAAGAAGATGCGTGAAGCTGAACGGCGCGAGCAAGAAGCGATTAAGTACGCTCAAGCGGTCCAGACGGAGGCAACCGGCCTAAAGAACCGGATGTCCCACATGGATACGAATTACGTCAACGAATATACAAACCGTGTCAACACTCAGGTGCAACAGGCTGAAAATGAATTAGCCCGTGCAATTGAGATGGGTGACAGCAAGGCCTCGGTGGAAGCCCAGCGCAACTTGACTAAGTTGGCTATCCAGCAAGACCGAGCCGAACAGGCAAAAGCGCAACAAGATCGTTCGCGACAACAGCAACAGGCCGCTGCGCAGCACCAATCGCGTCAGCCTATGCCTGCCCAAGCGCCCAAGCGCCCTGATCCCAAAGCGGAGACATGGGCCATGAAAAACAGTTGGTTTGGCCAAGACGAGGCCATGACGTATGCGGCGTTTGGAATACATAAAAAGCTCGTTGAAGACGAAGGGTTTGACCCGACGAGCGATGACTACTATAATGAACTTGACCGTCGCATTTCAAGTAAGTTTGTAAATGCCGGAAACACCGCGAACAGACGGCCCGCTCAAACGGTTGTTGGCGCTTCAAGAACACCATCTGGGCGCATTGGGAGAAAGGTTCGTCTCACCCCGAGCCAAGTCGCAATAGCGAAAAAATTGGGTGTGCCGCTAGAAGAATATGCGAAATACGTGAAGGAGTAAGAAGATGACTGAACAAAACAACCAAAACGATGGTTCGGCAATTAACCGTACTTCTCGCGCTAACCAAACCCGGGAGAAACAGGCTGTTCGTAAGCCTTGGGCCCCACCGTCTATGCTAGACGCACCACCTGCCCCTGATGGCTTTAAGCATCGTTGGATACGCGCCGAAACGCGCGGTTTTGATGATACTAAAAACATCAGTGCTAAAATGAGGGAAGGTTGGGAATTGGTCCGTAAGGACGAGTATCCTGATTTTGAATCCCCTGTTGTTGAATCAGGTAAACATGAAGGTGTGTTTGGAGTTGGCGGGTTGCTTCTCGCTCGTATTCCTGTCGAAACAATTGCAGAACGAACAGCGTATTTCTCTCGTAGAAATATGGATCAGATGCAAGCTGTCGATCACGATATGATGCGCGAGAATGCACATTCAACCATGACGATTGCTAAACCCGATCGTCAATCTCGTGTAACCTTCGGTGGCCCCAAGAAATAGGGCTACCTCAATAGGAGTGAAATCTAATGGCAAATTCTAATACTGCCTATGGTCTTCGTCCTATCGGGCTAGTTGGCGCTGCGGCTAATACTACTGGTGTAACCCAGTATGAAATCGCTTCCAACAACACTAATGCAATCTACCAGTACGGTATCGTAGTTCCTACGAGCTCCGGTGTGGTAGATCAAGCTGGTGCTACTAATGGTGGTACTACGCAAGCATTGGGTGTCCTGATGGGCGTAGAATACGTGGACTCGGTTCAAAAGAAACCAGTCTTCATTAATTACTGGCCCGGTTCGGGTTCGGTAAGCGTCGATACAAACCACCCTGTAAAGGCGTTTGTTGCAGACAACCCTAACCAACTGTACAAAGTTGCGTCTGACGCTACTCTGTCAGATCGGGCAACGGCTCTTGCGCATGTATTTGCGAACGCGTCGTTGGGTACATCTGCTCGCACAGGTTCTACTGACACCGGTAGTTCCGATTCCGCTTTGGGCGTGTCTACTATTGCTGCAACGGCTACTCTGCCATTGCGTATTGTGGGCATCATGGACGATGCGGGTAACAGCGACTATGCAGCCGCTGGTATTCCGTTGATTGTTCGTTTGAACGCTCATTATAATGCACCAACCAGCCGGTTTGATTCGCAGACTACCGCGACATCAACAGGTCTATAAGGAGGGCTTAATAAATGGCTATTTCTCGCGCACAATTAGCGAAAGAGCTAGAACCCGGCCTTAATGCCTTGTTCGGCCTTGAATACAATCGTTACGAAAACGAGCATGGTGAAATCTTCGAAGAAGAAAGCTCAGACCGAGCTTTTGAGGAGGAGGTCATGCTCGGCGGATTTTCCACAGCACCTGTTAAAAGCGAGGGCGGTGCCCTTACTTATGACGATGCGCAGGAAACATATACCGCTCGTTACACTCACGAAACCATTGCGTTGGCATTTTCGATCACTGAGGAGGCTATCGAAGATAACCTTTATGATCGTCTGGCATCTCGCTACACCAAAGCTCTGGCCCGTTCTATGGCCCAGACAAAGCAAATCAAAGCGGCTTCTATCCTGAACAATGCGTTCACGGCTGGTGTTTCTGCGATTGGCGACGGTGCAGCACTTTGTTCAGCATCCCACCCATCGCTTTCTGGTAATCAGACTAACGTCTTGGCAGTTGCTGCCGACCTCAACGAGACTTCGTTGGAACAGATGTTGATCGACATTGCCGGTTTGACTGATGAGCGTGGTCTGAAGATTGCTGTTCGTGGTATGAAGTTGATTATTCCGAAAGAACTGCAATTTATTGCAGAGCGGGTAATGAACTCCAACCTGCGTTCCGGCACTGCCGACAACGACAACAATGCGATGAAAAACATGGGTATGATTCCTGACGGGGCAGTGGTTAACCACTTCTTGACAGACTCAGACGCATTCTTCATCAAAACTGATGCTCCAAATGGTTTCAAATTGTTCAACCGTTCGCCTATTAAAACGGCGATGGAAGGCGATTTTGATACGGGTAACATGCGCTTTAAGGCGCGTGAGCGTTATTCTTTCGGTGTATCCGATTGGCGTAGCGTGTACGGAACTCCCGGCGCAGCATAAGAACAGAACCTCATTCTGTACTGCAAGGAGGGGCCTCTTTCGAGGCCCCTTTCTTTTTTGCCAAACCTAGAGTATACTTCTTTAAGGGTTAACATATTAGCTTTGTAGACAGGTTCTGCCCTCCTGACGTTGCATAGACTACGAAGCGAATCCTTATGCAAAAAGGTGCTTATAATGGCTTCTACTACTTTTTCAGGTCCAGTGACCTCAACAAACGGTTTTGTTGGCGACATCCAAGTTCCAACTTACACTGTTGCAAATGCCCCATCCGCTTCTGATGCAGGCGCGGGCACTTTGGTATATGTTTCTAACGGCGCTGCGGGCGCTGCTATCTTAGCTTTTTCTAACGGCACTGATTGGAAGCGGTCTGATACAGGCGCTACAATCGCAGCCGCGTAAGGGGTAGGTCATGAGTAGGTTTACAACCGCTTCGGCCGAAGAACTAGCACGTCGGGGGTTAAACTCCGACGGCACACCTATAAAGGTGGAAAAAGTTCGAGCCCGAAAGAAAAACGGCACACTTAAAGCAGACGACCCTTCTACGCCTAATGTTAATGAAGCGTATATATGGGCGGATAAACCTGTTAAGAAAAAGGGTTAACAAATGGCTGGTTCTGATATTCGAACAAAACGTTTGGCTGCGACGGGTTCTGCTGCGGTTGGTCCCGCACGTATTCGTCAAATTCAAATAAAAACAACCACGGGCTCTCCTCGCCTAACGGTTACCGACGGCAACGGGGGTGCAACTGTTTTGGACATGGATTTAAATGCTTCTGATACGCACTCCGTCAACATTCCGGACGAAGGTATTCGTGTAACCGATATTTACATATCGTTGTTCACCGCATGTACGTCTGCAACGGTATTTTACAGCTAGGAGTGACTCTTTATGGCAGGCAATGAGGTAAAAGCGGTACACAGTCATTCGACGGCTTCGTTTGCTACCGGCCGTGGGCGTCTGGCGGGTTTTTTAATCAACCACTCGTCGGGATCATCGGGGGATGTTGTTATTTATGACAACGCCGCGGCGGCGTCTGGTGACGAGGTTTTGGAAATAGACGAAAAAGACGCTGGTTTGTTTGGGATGGAAATACCGGGTGACGGCATTTTGTTTTACCACGGTCTTTACGCTACTATCCCGGCCAATACTACTTTGACTCTTTTTATTCAAAAGTGATGATGTATGGCTACTACGAAAGACATAACTAGAACGCCTTCCGGAAGAATAACTTACCGTGGGGAGAGCTTTTCGGGCTTCAATAAGCCAAAAAGAACTCCCGGCAAATCAAAAAAGAGCGCCGTCCTAGCTAAAAAAGGCTCTGAGATCAAACTGGTCCGGTTCGGGGACCCTAAGATGTCCATTAAAAAAGACCAACCCGGCCGTCGTAAAAACTTTCGAGCCCGTCATTCGTGTGATACGGCAAAAGACAAGTTCAGCGCCCGATACTGGTCCTGCAAAGCGTGGTGAAGTAGAAATGAACCTTTCCTTTTTCGGCAACCCTAAAGAGGCAAGCATTGTATCCGAGTTAATGCAGTGGTCCGAAGAAGTTTTAGAAAAAAGCAACCCGTATTTTAACGACCTTCCGCCGTGTCCTTATGCAAAACAAGCGTGGCTGGACGAAAAAGTTGCTGTACTTTTTAAATACGAAAGTAGTAACCAAGTTTTGTACCGCACTGTTTCTAGCTTTGATGACAATTTTGAATTAGCCATCATTGTAGACTTAACGGTTGAAACGGCCCCGGAAGCTTTCCATGAATATTTGGACGATTTGAACACAGTGATTTCTGAGGGGATGTTTATTGATAAAGACATCTGGGTTATGGGTTTTCACCCAGAAGACGACGCGAGCGACTTTGTAGCGGACATTGAGTTCGACGCTACCGTGGAAGAAGCTTATTCCTTGATTTTTGTGCAACGGTTGTCAAAACTGCAAGAAGCGGCAGACAAGTTGTCAAAAAAGGGCTACTATGATACTTATGACGCAGAATATAATGCTCGCGAAATCTATGCAAAGCGGGAAAACCTTTATAGGGGGCTAAAAAATGGCGATGAAACCTAAGAAAATGCGTGGCGGCGGCATGGTTAAAAAGATGCGCGGTGGCGGCATGGTTAAGAAAATGCGTGGCGGCGGTATGGTCAAGAAATTTGGCAGCGGCGGTAAAGTCGGCAACAAAAGCTGTGTAGTAAGGAATGCCTGATGGGAAAGAAGCCCGGTTTATACTCGAACATTCAAGCTAAACGAACCCGCATTGCTGCGGGTTCGGGCGAGAAGATGCGAAAACCCGGCGCAAAGGGCGCTCCAACGGCAAAAGCGTTCAAGCTGTCGGCTAAAACCGCAAAGACGAATAGGAAACGGTAATGACTACCTCTAATAGCAAAGATTTTGATTTAGACGTAGCTGAGTACGTTGAAGAAGCTTTTGAGCGTTGCGGCTTAGAGGTACGAACCGGTTATGACCTAAAGACGGCCAAAAGGTCGTTAAATCTTATGCTTGCGGATTGGGCTAACCGTGGTTTGAACCAATGGACCATTAAGCAGCGGACCGTAGCAATGGTTGTTGGTGATGGTTCTTATGAACTAGGCAATGACGTTATTGACGTATTGTCTGTCATTGTTCAACGCGACGGGACAGATTATTCTTTGGACCGTCTAAGCCGTGATGGGTTTCTTACAATCCCAAACAAAGCTACTCAAGGCCGCGTAAATCAGTTTTTCTTAGACCGGCAAGTTACGCCGGTTTTAAACTTGTGGCCTGTTCCGGACAATGCCACGGATGTTGTGTATTATGACGCTTTGACCCGTATGGATGATGCGGACATATACACCAACACCATGGACCTTCCGTTTAGGTTTTATCCGTGTTTGGCGGCGGGATTGGCTTATTATATCGCTTTAAAGCGGGCTCCTAACCGTGTTCAAATGCTGAAAGCAGTATATGAAGAAGAGTTTGACCGCGCAGCCACAGAAGATCGGGATCGTTCGTCGTTTAACGTCGTTCCTAATTATCAATATTACAGGGTGGGCTAATGTCTAAGTTTGCATCCGGTAAAAATTCATGGGCTATATCGGACCGATCCGGGCAACGGTATCGGTATCGACTTATGCGCAAAGAATGGAACGGGTTGCTAGTTGGCCCGGACGAATTTGAGCCTAAACAGCCCCAATTAGGGCCTTTTCGTAAAGTTTCAGACCCCGAAGCGTTACAGAACGCTCGCCCTGACCGGGTAGAGCCCATGGACGTTTATGTTGGTGTGCCTTTGGTAGAAAACCCCGCCCTCCGGCCCGCAACGGGCTTTGGACAGGTTGGATCAGTGACGGTGGTGACATGAGCTTTACATATGCACAATTAAAACAGGCTATTCAGGACTATACTGAGAACGAAGAAACCACTTTCGTCAACAATTTGCCTCTTTTTATCACGCAGGCGGAAGAACGGATTCTTAAAAACGTTCAATTAAGCCTGTTTAAAAAGAATGTGAGCGGATCAATGTCCGCTTCTAACAAATATTTGGCTTGTCCTAGTGATTATTTGGCTTCTTTTTCGCTTTCTTTTATAGATGCGAGCGGAGACCATGTGTTTTTGGACTTTAAAGACGTGGATTTTGTCCAATCTTTTAATCCGGACGCGACGACGACGGGCAGCCCTCGTTATTATGCTGTTTTTGACGTAGATAACTTTGTTTTGGGCCCTACCCCAGACGCTTCTTCGGCCGTAGAACTACATTACTTTTACCGGCCTGCTAGTTTGACGGCTGGCGCGGAAGATGGGACCACGTGGCTTAGTGAAAACGCGGAAATAGCTTTGTTGTACGGCAGCTTGATGGAAGCTTACATCTTTATGAAGGGTGAGGCTGATATGATGGCTATGTACGAAAAAAGATTTGCCGAAGCCGTATCTGGCATGAAAATGCTTGGCGAAAGTAAAGAAGTAACAGATGAATATCGGACTGGTATGTTAATTAGGCCGAAACAATGAAACTTGAACTTGTAAACGATAAGGAGACTTAGGCATGGCCTTTACAGGAAATTTCATGTGTACGAGCTTCAAGAAAGAGCTTCTTGAGGCCGTGCATAACTTTCTATTAAGCGGTGGAGACACCTTTAAGATTGCTTTGTATGACAACAACGCGTCCTTTACGGCGGCAACTGCTGGCGCTGAGGACGGAACCACATGGTTGAGCACTAATGCTTCTGTGTCCATGCTGTACGGCTCTCTGATTGAGGCTTATACCTTCATGAAGGGTGAGGCCGATCTAGTTCAAAACTACACTCAGAGGTTCACTGAGGCGCTTTCTCGCGTCAAAAACTTCGGTGAATCACAAGAGGTCACTGACGCTTATCGAACAGGTCTTATTCTGCGAGAAAAGACATGATAGGCGACTTAAACCGAACAAATGTCAAACTTATAAGGAGATTGTGACATGGCCTTTACAGGTAACTTCATGTGTACGAGCTTTAAGAAAGAGATTCTTGAGGCCGTGCATAACTTTCTATTAAGCGGTGGAGACACCTTTAAGATTGCTTTGTATGACAACAACGCGTCCTTTACGGCGGCAACTGCTGCCTATACCACCTCTAACGAAATAACAGGGACAGGTTATGTAGCTGGCGGCAATACGCTAACGCGGATTGATCCAACAAGCTCTGGAACTACGGCTTTCACTGATTTTGCAGACACAACATGGGCGTCTTCAACGATTACGGCCCGTGGTGCGCTGATCTACAATGAATCAGCGGCGGGTGATCCAGCGGTGGTTATTTTGGACTTTGGTTCAGACAAGACATCTACGAGTGGTGACTTTACTGTCGTATTCCCAACAGCGGATGCTTCTAACGCGATCCTTCGAATAGCCTAATGACTGACGTTATCGTCCCCTTTTCCGGCTGGGGCCGGGGGACGTGGGGTCAACTCGCCTTTGGCGAAGACTCTATTACGAACGCGGGTGCAGCCGGACAGATTGGCCCTGTAACAATCGTTGCAGAGGCCAATGTTCCTGTGACTGGGCTGCAAGCCACAGGCTCTGTTGGTGGCGTAACTGTTGTCGCAGAGGCAAACGTGAATGTTACAGGATCGGAGGCTGTAGGCTCTCCGGGTTCGGTCACAATCACCGCGGAGGCTGTTGTTACCCCTACTGGGGTGGCTGGCACTGGCAATGTAGGCTCTGTAGTCGTTACGGCGGACTCAAATACATCAGTTACTGGCCTTGCGGCCACAGGCTCTGTTGGTGGCGTAACTGTTGTCGCAGACGCTAATGTTAACCCCACCGGGGTTGAGGCCCTTGGCGCAGTAGGTTCTGTCGCAGTGATTGCGGGTGCCAATGTCTTACCTGATGGCGTTGCAGCTAATGGGGAAGTTGGCTCTGTTGTAATTGTTGCAGACGCTAATGTTTCTGTAACGGGATTGTCCGGTTCATCCGCAGTAGGTAGCGTGGTTGTGCAGGCCAACGCGGATGTTACGGTCACAGGTGTTTCTGGTACGGGTGGTCTTGGCACTGTAACCGTAACGGGCACCGCAGTTGTTCCCGCCTCTGGAATTGCCGGTACGGGTCAGGTTGGCACAGTAGTTGTTGAAGCTGATGCCCTAGCGCCTGTTACGGGCCTTGAAGCCGCCGGATCAGTTGGCTCTGTTGCCGTTACCGCTAATGCCGATGTTAATCCTACTGGACTAGAAGCCGCCGGCTCTGTCGGTGAAGTAGAAGTCGGCATTTTTGTCACCGTTGACGTTCTTGTAACAGGCGTTGAAGGCACAGGCCAAGTCGGCCAAGTCGATGCCAACGCAAATGCGGACGTTCTTGTAACAGGCGTCACTGCTACGGGCCAAGTTGGCCCTGTTCTTGTTTGGGGCGGAATAATCCCCGATCAAGACCCCGGATACTCTCCGTTAACGCCTTCTCAAAGCCCTGTCTGGAACAAAGTTGATCCAGATCAAAATCCGGGCTATACTCCCATAACACCATCTTCCACCCCTGCTTGGAATGACGAAACACCGTCTCAAAACCCAAGCTGGGATGACATAGCAGCATAGGATCGAAACATGCCTAGTACATACACCCTGAATAACGGGATCGAACTCATCGGCACTGGCGAACAGTCCGGTACATGGGGCGAGACCACTAACACAAACTTTGAACTGGTAGATACCGCGCTCGACGGTCAGGTGTCTATTGCACTTGCTGGCGCGGGAAACTCCGGCTCACCGAACAACCTTCCGGTTAGTGACGGTTCAGCCTCAAATGGCCGTAATCGCATGATTACATTTACAGACGGCACTGATTTAGGCGCTACAGCATACGTTCAGTTGACGCCAAATGACTCTGAGAAGATCATTTATGTGCGCAACAGCTTGTCTGGCTCTCGCAGCATAATCCTTTTTCAAGGCACTTATAACGCTTCCAATGACTACGAAGTACCCGCTGGCACTACTGCGGTTGTTTACTTCGACGGCGCGGGAGCCGGAGCGGTAGCGGCTAACGTGTTTAACAATGCTCATTTTGATGCGTTAAATGTAGTTGGAAATGTAACAGTCGGTGGAGACGTGACCGTAACAGGTACGGTTGACGCAGGTACGGTTGAGTTTGACAATCTTTCTGGAACAGGCGCGGTGTCTGTTACCAATATCCTCGACGAAGACAACATGGCTTCCGACAGCGCGACAGCCTTGTCCACACAACAGTCTATTAAGGCGTATGTTGACGCGCAGGTCGGCTCTTTCGACACTCTTGCCGAGGTTCTAGCACAGGGCAACACGACTGGTGGGACTGATATAGTTGTTAGTGTAGATGATGTTATCTCAATGGATAACGGGACTAATTTACTACCGTCTTTAACCACAACAGGCGACCTTAACACAGGCTTGTATTTCCCTGCGGCAGACGAAGTTGGTTTGACAGTCGCTGGCACACAGCGGTTAAACGTAAACGCCACAGGCGTAGACATCACTGGCACCGTTACAGCAACAGGCACCTCTGTCTTTGCTTCATTAGACATCTCTGGTGACATAGATGTAGACGGTACAACCAACCTAGACATTGTGGACATTGATGGTGCTGTGAACATGGCAACGACTGCCCTAGTGACAGGCGTCCTGACCACCACGGCTGCGCAGGTAGCAACGGGTGGTATTACAAGTGGCTCAAACATTGTTTCAGACACAGACAGCACTGATGATCTTGGTACAACCAGTGTTCGTTGGGCTAACTTGTTTGTTGATGGTGTTACTGCAACTGACCAAATAACAGCTACTGGATTTACTGGTACACTAGACGGTATTCTTGGGTCTGGCGCTGCTGCTACTGCGTCTGTAACAACTCTTGATACAAGCGGTGCTGTTAACCTAAATCTGACTACTGACTCAACTAGCTCAACTTCAGGTGCTTTAATTGTTGACGGCGGTGTTGGTATAGCTAAGAAACTGTTTGTTGGCACTGACCTAGACGTTGATGGTACTACTAACCTTGATGCTGTAGACATTGATGGCGCTGTTGATATGGCTACAACACTTGCTGTTGCAGGTAATGTAGACTTCAATGGTGACCTAGACGTAGACGGTACAACCAACCTAGACGTTGTGGACATTGATGGTGCTGTGAACATGGCAACGACTGCCCTAGTAACAGGCGTCCTGACCACCACGGCTGCGGCTGTGTTTAACGGTGGGTTTGCTACGGCTGGCGTAGGTACGTTTGCAGATGGGTCGGCATCAACTCCCAGTATTACAAACACAGGCGATCTAAACACAGGCGTGTGGTTTCCGGCGGCTGATACGGTGGCAGCTTCCACGGGCGGCACAGAACGCATGCGCATCCAGAACAACGGCGACATCAGCTTCTACGAGGACACAGGCAGCACGCCAAGGTTATTCTGGGATGCGAGTGCTGAGTCGTTGGGGATTGGGACGACCAGCCCTCGTGCGCTTTTACATCTGCAACCGTCAGGAGGTGCTAGTGATGATTTTAATGCGTTAATCTCACAGTTCCGTCCTAATATCGTGCTTGAAGATTTTTCTTCATCGGCTACGGATTGGCAGTTCTTTCTCGATAATAACGATTTGCAGTTTAGGTATGGTGACGCAAGTACCGATACAAAGCTCGTCAATGAAGCCATGCGCATCGACAGCGCAGGTAATGTCGGGATTGGCACGAATAGCCCCACAGAGAAGCTCGATGTTGTCGGTGATGTTATCCTATCGGATACAGGCACAACCTCAACAGACACACGTAAGCTATCTGTTCACTCTAATGGGTATGCTGTTCTTGATCTCAATGGTGACCGAGATAATACTGTTGGCGAGCCGGGCGGCGCTGGTATTACCTTTGGCGTAGATGGCACAGATGACAACGCTGTTATCTCTTTCGTTAATGCTGCTGGGGAGGATGGTGTCGGCGGAACCTACACAGGGACCACCCCCAACGACATGCTGATCGGCACAACCGCCGATGCCCCCATCCAGTTTGGCATAAATGGTGCTGTTGCTGCTACCCTCGACACTGGCGGCAATTTGCTTGTGGGTGACCCCTCAGACACATTCCCATCTAACAATACTAGCGGTAGTGGTATATCTATCCGTTCAGACGGACGGTACTCTTCGGTTGTAGGCGAGGCCGCTGCCTTAAACGTAGGACGACATACATCGACTGGTCCTGTTGCGCAGTTCTACTATGCTGGAAACATCGTGGGCTCCATCTCAGTCACAGGTTCTGCCACAGCCTACAACGAAAGCTCAGATTACCGCCTCAAAAAAGACGTTATTCCAATGTCAGGCGCAACAGAACGTGTCATGGCATTGAAGCCAGTTAACTTCGCTTGGATTGTAGACGACAGCCGTGTCGATGGCTTCATTGCGCACGAAGCACAGGCAGTCGTTCCAGAGTGTGCAACTGGCACCAAAGACGCCATGCGTGATGAGGAATACGAGGTCACACCTGCAACCGAGACAGACGAAGCCGTCATGGGAACACGATCCGTCCCAGACATGCAGGGGATTGATAAATCCAAACTAGTGCCACTACTCACAGCAGCCTTGCAAGAGGCGTTAACCACAATCGGCCTTATGGAAGCCCGACTAACAGCATTGGAGGCCGTTTAAATGGCACTTATAAACACATGGACTATCGCTAACTGCGAACACGACATCGCAACAGGTGGCATTAACGTAATTCACTGGCGCTGCACTGGCGTAGACGGTGACTACTCAGCGTCATCTTATGGCACTGTAGGGTTAACCCCTGACTCATCTCAACCTGACTTCACACCATACGCTGATGTAACAGAAGCTATGGCGCAGGTTTGGGTCTGGGAGAATGTATCACAAGATGATACAGAAGCGGCTATTGCTGCAAAGATAGACAAACTACAAAACCCAACTGAAGCCTCTGGAAATCCTTGGGCTGCTTAACTTAAACTTAAAGGAGACTTAGTGATGGCTAAAAATGACAAAACACCAATCACAGTCAACGACATCGAATACCTTGTTGAAGACATGACAGACGAGCAGAAGGTTCTGCTTAACCACGTAAACGATCTTGGTCGTAAAATGGACAACGCCCGTTTTAACCTAGACCAACTCAACGTGGGGCGTGAAGCCTTCGTCAAGATTCTGGCTGACTCTCTGGAAGCACCAGAAGAAGCTGAAGAAGCGGAAGTTGTAAACTAATGGAAATGGACGCGCTTTTGAACATGGTATTTGCCGCAGTAATCAGCGGTTTAGGGTGGTGGATTAAGTCCCAGCACGATGAGATAAAGCGCGTCACCATTCTGTTGAACAGAACGCGCGAAGAGATGGCGAAGGAGTATGTCACCAAGAGTGATAGCAATCAGGTTCTTTTGCAGATCATGGGTAAATTCGACAGGCTTGAGGAAAAGATCGACCGACTAATGGAGAAGTAAAATGCTGTGTGTGCTGGTGTTCGTTGGGTTCAACCAAGCGTTCATAAACGGCGCGGGGAGTGTGCTATTTAAGTATTGTTATTACGACTGTAGTAACGTCCCCAAGAACGGCAGTTGGTACAACCGCGTATACAGGGTAAGCCCCGGCTACGCCTGCCCGAAGGAGTTTGTACTAACATGATAGACCCCATTACGGCTGTCAGTTTAGCCACAGGCGCATATAACGCGATAAAAAAAGGTATTGCCGTTGGCCGCGAACTCCAAGACATGACGGGCCAATTGTCCACTTGGGGCAAGGCTTTTTCTGATTTTGGGTTTGCCGAAGAGCAAGTCAAGAATCCTCCGTGGTATTCTTTCAAGGGGTCGGACACTTCTACCGCTATTGAAATCTTTGCCCAAAAGAAAAAGATGCAAGAAATGCGGTCTGAAATTAAAAATTTTATCAGTTGGCATTACGGCCCATCCGCATGGAAAGAGGTCTTGCACATTGAGGCGCAAATGCGCAAGCAGCGCAAAGAAGAAGTCTACCGCAAAGCCGAGCTACAACGCGCCGTTATTGAGTGGACGCTTGGGACTTTGATTGTCCTGTCTGGTGTAGCTGGTTTGGCCCTTGTTCTGTACTTCATGGGCAAACAACAGGGGAAATGGTGATGTGGTTTCTTGTCTGGTTTCAGTTCATGAACAACGATTTAACCCACTACCAACTGGGGCAGTTTCCTACTGAAATGCTATGCGAAGAGGCAAAAGAAGACGCTGTGGTTTTAATAACTGGCAGCACTACAGCGGTGTATTGCTTTGAAGCTATATCGCAACAAAAGAGGTAATTACGTTGTATATGACAAACATGGAAAAGTTGTTATAATAACGCACAACAAGAACTACGCTATTGCTTACGCAAGGAGTTTGGAAGATGGCGACTAAACTAGATGAATGGAAAGTTCTACCACGTTTGATGATGCTGGTAACAACTGTAATGTACATTCGCTGCCTAGAATGGGCGCTATCGCAACCGGACCTGTCAGTATCACAAGCGGGTCTAATTTCAGTCGTTACAGGGGCTTTTACAGGCTCGTTTGGTATTTGGATGAGTAAGGAGTCTAAGTAATGATGACATTATTGGGTAGCCTTTTAGGTTTCGGCAGTTCGTTTCTTCCAGAAGTTTTGAACTTCTTTAAGGCGGGGCAAGAACACAAACAGAAGATGGAAAGCATGAAGCTCGAAATGGAACTTATGAGCAAACGCTCTGAGCTTCAGTTGAACATGCTAGACAAGCAGGCAGACATCAAAGAGACAGAGGGGCTTTACAAACATGATAGTATCGACGCTGGAGGCTTTGTTAACGCACTTAGGGGGTCTGTCCGCCCTGTCATCACTTATGCTTTTTTTGGCCTATTCGTTGCCGTACAAATCGTAATTATGGTTAAAGTTATGGACGAGGGTGGCAACTGGGCCGCTGCGGTTACGCTAATGTGGACCGCAGAAACCTCTGGTCTGTTTGCTGCCATCATGTCTTTCTGGTTCGGAAACCGTGCCGTTTCAAAATATCTTAAAAAAGGATAAGTCTAATGTATAAGTTATCACAGCGCAGCCTTGATAGGTTGGAAGGCTTAGACGAGCGCCTGATTGCGGTTGTCAACTCTGCCATCCACCGCAGCAAGATTGATTTCGGTGTTATCTGCGGGATGCGAACTCTGGAAGAGCAACGAGCCTTGGTCGAGAAAGGCGCGTCTCAAACCATGAAAAGTAAGCACCTTGACGGACATGCCGTTGATTTAATGGCCTATATCGGATCAAGGGCATCTTGGGAATTAAATTTGTACGACGATATAGCTGACGCTATGGCCGAAGCGGCTAGGGAAGTAGATGTTCCTATACGCTGGGGCGCGGCATGGACAATTTCAAATATCGCTCAGTTCCACGGGGGCACTATGGAAGATGCTATGAATAGCTACGTTGATGAGCGCCGCAGCCAAGGAAAACGCCCATTTATAGACGGTCCTCACTTCGAGCTAATGGTGTGACCTAACACTGGTGTAAACTTACCTTTTGTGTATAATCCCCCTAACTGGAGATTGCTGATGCCGCTGACCAAACTTCAATTCCGCCCCGGTATCAACCGTGAAACCACGTCATATTCAAATGAGGGTGGGTGGTTTGATATGGACAAAGTGCGGTTCCGGTTTGGTTTTCCAGAAAAAATTGGCGGTTGGATCAAGCAGTCTTCTAATGCTTTTTTGGGGACATGTCGGGCGTTACACCCTTGGTTGGCCTTGGACGGGTCTAATTACTTGGGCGTTGGGACGCACCTGAAGTATTACATCAACGAAGGTGGCGGGTATAACGACATCACGCCTATCCGAACTACAACGGCGGCTGGAGACGTAACTTTTCTGGCAAACGCAAACACGCTAGGCGCAGATGTATCATTGCTTGATACAACTATAACGTTGTCGTCTGGTTCAGGTTTCCCCGAGTCGGGCCGGGTTCAAATAGATAGTGAAATACTCACTTATGCGGCTTTGGTCGGGAATAATCTAACGGGATGTGTTCGAGGCGTAAACGGCACCACGGCGGCTACGCACACTTCGGGTGCCGCCGTAAACTGTGCTACTTTGATAGTGTCTGACACCAACCACGGCGCTTTGGTCAATGATTTTGTAACATATTCTTCCGCGACTACACTAGGTGGCGTAATAACGGCCACTGTTCTTAACCAAGAGTACGAAGTTACACAGGTTATAAACGACAACAGCTATCAAATAGAAGCTCGCACCGTCAGCACGATTAACAGCATTACGACGACCTCAGGGCTAGATGCTACTTATGTTTTCGCCACAAGCGCCGACAGCGGCACCGGAGGCACGGGCTGTATCGGCGCATATCAGATTAACACGGGGCTCGACACGACGATCGTTGGAAACGGCTGGGGAGCGGGGGTCTGGTCCCGCGGCGCGTGGGGGTCTAGCACTTCTTTGTCCGCTTCGGGCCAAACTCTTCGGATATGGTCGCACGACAACTTTGGTGAAGACCTTATTATTAACGTGCGCAACGGGGGCATCTTTTATTGGGACAAGAGTAACGGTTTAAACACGCGGGCCGTGGAGCTTGCGTCGTTGCCCGGGGCTAACCGGGTGCCTATTGTGGCGAAACAAGTCCTTGTTTCGGATCGGGACCGCCATGTTGTTGCCTTTGGTTGTGATTCCGAGGTGGAACCGGGTGTTCAAGACCCTCTTTTGATTAGGTTTTCGGACCAAGAAAACGTCACTCAGTGGCAGTCTTTGGCCACTAATACGGCGGGAGATTTACGGATTGGGTCGGGCTCTGAGATTGTCACGGCCATTGAAACTCGGCAACAAGTGCTGGTATTTACGGACGTTTCGCTTCACGCGATGCAGTATTTAGGCCCCCCGTTTACGTTTGGCATTAACGAAATATCTACAAACGTGACTATTGCGGGTCCGTTGGCCGCGATTGCTGTTGAGGACCAAGTGTTCTGGATGGGCGCGGAAGAGTTTTATGTTTATGGCGGTTCGGTACAGCTCCTTCCTTGCTCGGTCCGTGATTATGTGTTCAGCAACATAAACAGCGACCAGTTGCAGAAAGTTACGGCTTCTACCAACACGGCTTTTTCTGAGGTTACGTGGTATTACCCCTCGGCGTCTAGCACTGAAAACGACAGCTACGTTACCTACAATTACCAGCAGCAAATCTGGTATTATGGCACTCTTTCACGGACGGTTTGGCTTGACCGCGGGGTTAATTCGGACCCTATTGCGGCGGGATCGGACCATTATCTGTACTTCCAAGAGATTGGCTTTGACGACGGCAGCACGTCTCCGGCCAGTGCTATTTCTTCTTATATTGAAAGCAGTCAGATGAGTTTGGGTGAGGGCGAACAGTTTGTCTTTATGCGGCGGCTTATTCCTGACTTAACTTTCCGAAATTCTTCTAACCCGACGCCCACGGCAACTATGACGCTGAAGGTTCGTAACTTCCCGGGCTCAAATTATTCTAATTCCAACAGCAATACGGTAGCTAAAACGGCTTCTGTTCCTGTCGAGCAATTTACAGATCAAGTGTTTGTAAGGCTTCGGGGACGTTCGTTTGCGTTTAGGATAGATACGGACGATACGGGAGTGGGCTGGCGGCTCGGCTCTCCTCGGGTGGAAGTTAGACCCGACGGGAGGCGCTAGTGTCTAGGAATTTAAACCTACCTTATTTTCCTATTCCGCCGCAGGACTATGACCAGTCCTACTTTGCGGAGGTTTTGCGGTCTTATTCTGTTTACATGCAAAACATGCAAAACGCGGGAGAGGGTCGGAACACGTTTACCGTTTTCACGGCTCTTCAATCGGACGACAGCGGGCTGGAGCCCGGTGCGGTATTTGAACACGGGGGCCAACTTCGGGTTCCTTTAATTTATTCCCCCTATGTTAGGGGATCACAAGCGACAGGCTCTGTCGGGACAGTAACGGTGACAATCTCATGACTGATACAATTATTACAATGTCGGACGGTTCTAAGTGGCGTCCATCGGCCAGCACAGACACGGTTCATTGCGCCAACTGTGAAAATGTTGTAGACTCTGCGGAAGAAATTGCGTCTTACCCTGACGGCATCTGCCCGGATTGCAACCAGAGTTGGACAGGTTCGGAAAAAAGAAGTACAAATATACAAGTTACAATGCCTGAAGGCATCATTGGTGGAGCGGGATAATGGCAGAAGCTGCAAAAAAGATTGATGCAATGGAAGTCCCTGAAGGTGGTATTGCAGACTTTGTGATGTCGGACGCAGAAGCGGACGAGGTTTACGGCCCGGATGAAGACGGGACGGAAGAGTTTGGCGATGAGGGCATTGCTCAGTTTCCAGCTTTGACCAAAAAGATGGCGGCCATGGGCCGCGAAGGCGACGATACGATTGCTCACGTTCAAACGGGCGAGCTAATTATTCCGGCGGCATTTCTTGAAGACAATCCTGAAATGAAGGACACCCTCTTTGCGTTTCTTGAGGCGCAAGGCATTGAAAACCCCGAGCGGTATGTTGTTGGTTCTGAGGAAAACAGCCTTAACCCCGACACAGGCGCTCCAGAGTTCTTTTTTAAATGGGTGAAAAAAATTGTTAAAGGCGTTGTTAAAGGCATTAAAAAAGTCGTTAAGGCCGTTGTTAAAGTAGTTAAAAAGATTGCTCCGATTGTTTTACCAATTATAGGTACGGTTTTCTTAGGACCTATTTACGGCGCGGCACTGGGTTCAGGAATTGCAACGTTGATTAACGGCGGTAGTATAAAGGACGCTCTTAAATCGGGCTTGATGGCGGGTGCTATGGGCGGGCTTACCGCAGGGGTTGGCAGCGCCATGAGCGGCAACGGCTTTATGACGGGCGTTCAAAACGCGGCGGCTTTGAGTAACGTGTCCGCCGGTATGTCGGGGATTGGAAAAGCTCTGACCGGAGATTTCTCGGGCGCTTCTTTTGCTAACATGAAAGCGGGCCCAACGGCCGAGGGCGGTACGTCTTTTGCGGGCTCAAACTCTATGAATTTGGTTGACGGGGCGGTAGACCCTTCAAAATTAGTGACGGTTGATGGGGGGAATGTGGCAACGGATGCTGTAACGAGCGCGACCAACGTGGCCGCAGACGGCGTAGCGTTGACCACGGATCAGATCAAACAACAAGCGGCCGTGAACGCAAGTTACAAGCCCCCGGGCTTTACCGAAAGCATTAAACAAGTGTTTACTCCAAACGACGGCGTTAGCATTGGGGAAGGCCTGAAAAACGCCTTTATGCCAAACGCGGGCGCTCCGACAGCAACTGATTTCTTAACCGGAATGGGCAAAAATATAAATACGGCCACTGCGGCGGATTTAGCCTTGGCCGCTGAAAAGGCTGGTCAGGTTAGCGCAGGACTAATGCGTACATACGGCCCCGCAGCATTGCTCGGAACAGCCGGTGTAGCCGCGGCGGGCGGATTTACCGCGCCTCCGATGGAAGAAGCAGGAGTTGTTGAGCGCGATGAAGAGGGCAACGTCATCACGGGCACAGACCTTGTTAATGCCGATCCGTCACAGTATATGATTGCAGACCTTGGCAACCGGGTTTTAGACCCTGAAACAGGGACTTACATAAGCAAGGCTGAAGCAGACCGCCGCGCTCGTGAAGAAGCGATGGGCGGCATAGCAAGTTTAAGCACTTACCAGCCTCCTGCAATAAACGCGGGCACACAGCCGGGTCAGCCACAAATGCAAACGGCACAGCTTGATCCAAACGCGTACTTCTTGCAGGGAAGCACTCCGGGCGGGCCATTTGCTCGCCCATTCGTTGGCCAAACACTTGCTCAAGGTGGCCAAGTATTCCCCCGCCGAAATGGCGGTATAATGCCTAACGAAGGTGTTCCAAATCAAGACAGCGTTAAAGCCATGTTAATGCCGGGTGAATTTGTAATGACTACCGATGCCGTAAAAGGCTTGGGTGGCGGCAACATGAACTCCGGAATAAAAAACATGTACTCGGTTATGCGTAACCTTGAGAACCGTGGAAGGGCGACAGCGTAATGGTCGAAACAACAGAACAGATAGTCCGCGAAGCTCCGGATATTGAAGCCTACAAAATAGGCTTACTTAAATCCGCTAAAGCTCTAGCAGACCAAGGCGTCTCAATACCTCCGAACATGGTTGCGGAGATGAACCAGCTTCAAATCAAAGCTGGGGAACTCGCAGGAGCAGGGATTGGCGGATATCAGCCTTACTTAGAGGAGGCCGGTTACACGCTTGGCGACGCCCAAACCGCCATTGGCGGTGTCATGGCTGGCGCACAACCCTACCAAACAGAAGCCGCAGACTACATGCGGGCAGGCGCAGACGCCGTACCGGGACAAGTTTCCGCGGCTCAACAAGGTATTGCAAACGCAATTGGGGCCGGTCAATCTGCTACAGATACCGCGGCCCTCGGCCTTGGAACCGCTGCCGATAACGCGAGATTAGCCGCGGGACAGTCCACAACAGACCAATTGGCTGCTTATGACGCTATACCCGGTCAAATTAGTGCTGCCCAACAAGGGATGACGGGTGCCGCAGGCATGGCTGGGCAAGTTGCCGATGCCACAAGAGCCGGTGGAGCAAACGTTCAAAACACGTTAGCTGGACAACTAGGTCAGTCTGTTGACCAAGCTAGAGCTTACGGGGCATTAGGTGCAGGAGCATTAGATGCCGCTACGTTAGCCGGTCAGAACTTAAATCAAGCCACGGATCAAGCCCGCCTTCAAGCGCAAGCGGGGCAAGAAGGCCTGCAAGGCGCGGCTCTTGGTGCGCAAGACGTAGCAGGCGCAGCCGGAACCGGAACAGCCGGGGCCATTCAGGGCGCACGTAACGTTGCATCAGGCGGAGCCCAAGCTTTGGGCGCTGCCGCAGGAATGGGTTCTCAGGCCGCGGCAGATGCTGGGCTAGGCGCTCGTTTGGGTGCAGCGGGTACGGCTTTGGGGCTAGGAGCCTCTTCTGACGCAGCGCGGACCGCGGCCCAACAAGCGGGTGTCGGCGGTATTGGCGCGTATGAAAACGCATTGGCTGGAAGTCAACAAGCCGTTCAAGGTGCCCGAGGTATTACCAGTGACGCGGCCGCCGCTTTACAGCAGGCAGGCGCTTTAGGAACCTCTACCGCACAGCAAGGCATTGCAGGTTTGGCTGGAACAACAGGAGCGTTTGACCCCAATTCCACTGGCGCATTTATGAACCAGTACGAGGATGCGGCGGTTCAACAGGCTCTGTCGGACATCCAACGTCAAGGTGACATCGCGGCTCAAGGGCAGCGGGCACAGGCCGTAGGCGCGGGAGCGTTTGGCGGGTCAAGACAGGGTATTCAAGAAGCCGAAATGGCAAGAAACGTGTTAGAACAACAAGGCCGGACTGCCGCAGGGATGCGTCAAGCGGGCTTTGAAAGTGCTGCACAACGGGCGCAAACCGCATACGAGGCCCAGCAAGGACGCGGCCAACAAGCGGCGCAACTTACCGGGTCCCTCGGCGCTCAAGGCGCTCAAGCTGGAACGCAAGCAGCTACTGCGGCGGGTCAATTAGGGCTTGAAGGCGAAAAGTTAGCGGCCACACAAGCGGGGCAATTAGGTCAGCTTGGTTTGTCCGCGCAGACAGCGGCAGGCCAGCAAGGCATGGCGGCCGAGCAGCTTGCCTCTCAGAATTTAGGCACGGCGGGTCAATTGGGTCAATCAGCCGAGCAATTGGCGGGTCAATTGGGCATGTCCGCGGCACAGTTACAAGGTCAATTAGCCGGACAAGCCGCTCAATTGGGTATTTCCGCAGAACAGCTTGCGGGTCAACTCATTCAGCAACAGGCCAGCACTGGAATGTCGGCACAACAACTTATGGCGCAGACTTCCCAGCAAGCCGGTCAACTCGGTTTGTCCGCGGAGCAATTGGCGCAGCAAAGTGCCGGTCAAGCCGGTCAACTCGGCATACAGGGTACGCAGGCCGCGGCCAACATTGGAATGTCCGCGGAGCAAATGGCTTCTGCCAACGCGCAAGCTTTGGCTCAAACGGGCATGAGTTTAGAGCAACTTTCCGCCCAAACAGGTATGAATGCGGCTCAATTAGCTGGTCAGATGTCTGGCCAACAAGGCCAATTAGGGCTGCAAGGGGCTCAAGCGCAGGCTGGAATTGCCGCTCAAGCGGGTCAAACCGCTCTTGCGGGCGAGCAGTTTGCCGGTCAGATGGCGGGTCAACAAGGCCAGCTTGGTCAGGCGCAAGCCAACATGGGAATGCAGGGCGCACAAGCGGCAGGCGGTTTGGGTCTACAAGGCTCCGAATTGCAAGGCCGGATGGGCGAGGGCATTGGCGGACTTGGCACACAATACGGACAATTGGGCTTGGCACAGGGCGATGCACTTGGTAATCTTGGATTACGTCAAGCGTCTCTCGGTGAATTGGGTCAAAGCATGGGTCAAAAAGAACAAGGGTTCCTGTTCGACGTGGGCAAACAATTCCAAGCCCAAGATCAAGCCGGTTTGGAAGCCCAGCGTCAAACAGACCTACAACAAGCTTACGAGCCATATCAACGGGTGTCCTTCTTGTCAGATATTTATAAGGGCGCTCCGTCGTCTCAACAAAGTATTTCGGCAACTACGGCACCTTCAGTATCGCCAGCCCAAAGTATTTTGGGGCTCGGCGTAGCGGGTCTGTCGGCAGCGGCAGGCGCTAGAAATGCGGGGTTATTTTAATGATGGATAGAGGTGTAATGGGCCGACAAATGTTTGCAAACGGCGGACAGGTTCGGTATATGCAGGCGGGCGGTTCTCCAATGATGCCCCCAGCACCACAGCAAGCGGTAGACCCCGCTGCAATTCCACAAATGGCAATGGCCGGAATGCCCCAGCCTGAAGCAGGCAGCATGGGCGAAGCCGAAGGAATGGGCGCTCAAGCGGGCATCGATCCAGCGGTTTTGGAACAAATGCTAGGGCAAGCTGCGGGACAGTTTGAAGGCATCGACGCCGCGGCGGAAAACGAAGATTACGAAGGTGTGATTAACGCCATTCGAGGGGATCAAGCTCCCCTACAAGACCGTCGTATGGAACTGGCCGAAATGGTTGGCGAAGAAGATGCCCAACAAACGCCAGACTCGGTTTTAACGCTGATCCAACCTGTCATGCAAATGGCGGCGGTAGATCAAGGAATCGGCGGGTTAGCTCCCGACGCAATGAATACCCCTATAGAGGGGGACATGGCCGGTGGTATTATGTCCACGGTTAATATGGGTGCCGAGGAGGCTCCTGTACCTGTAAATTTTAGACAAGGCGGCGCGGTTCAGTATTTTGCACCAGAGAACACTAATCGTGTCGCCGGTGCCCCTGACCCACGGGCCTTGGAGCTTTTTAACCAAGACCGGGCTCTTTATGGCCAGCTTATTGGCGGAAACGAGCAACAAGCGGCTTACGACGAACAAAAGAAAATGACCCAATCGCAGATGTTGTTTGACATTGCGCAGGGTGCATTGGCCTTTGCCACCCCCGGGGATCGTCAGATGAGCCCTGCGGAGCGTTTGGCACAAGTGGCGCAACCCGTATTAGGTAATATCGGAGCCCGTTCGGGTGAACTATTAAAGTTTAAGCAAGGCCAAGCTGCGGAAAAACGCCAGTTAGACATGGCAGCGTTGCAGTCCTCTCAGACTAAACTGGGAGTAGAAAATCAAGCTAAGATAGATGCCTCCGCGGCGGCCGCTTTAGCGGAAAGTAAATCAGTAGAAAAAGCGGCGGAACGCGCTCAAGAGCTACTGTTGCAGGGCAATAAGTTTTCCTTCCAGCGCGAAACGGGCGAAACAGAGCAAGGGTATGCTCTACGTTTGGCAAGGGATTTGTCGGAAAGTCGGCGGACATTGGAAAACCTAAAGGGTACGCTGACCGAGGACCAAATTAGACTTCGGGATGAATTAACCGTAAAAGAAGCGCGTTTGTCGGAAGCTCACGATTTAGTTCTTCAAGGCGCAAAGTTTGACTTTACAACTTCCGAACGCTTGTCTTCACAAGAATTTAAAGGTGAGTTGCAGGAGGCAATTGACGCGGCTAGTGCATCACGTCAGGCCCTCGGGTTTGCAAATGATGAGAAAACTATTGCTCAACGTGCAGAACTGGGTCGACAGTTGGCAGAGTTAAATAGTAGCTTGCGCGTAACCGAAAAAGCAGTTGATCTGGACAATACCCTACAAGTGGCCGGTGTTAAAAACGGTTACGAATTGGCTCAGATGGACAAAGGGCACGACTTTAACCTTGCGTTGGCAGCCCACAAGGGCACCATTGCTTCGGCGGCGGCGCAAAATCAACAGTTGGCAACGGCTACGGAAAATGCGTTGGATCGTGCGGCTCGTGAAGGCTTGCAGATCAATGCTCAAGACTTTAAAAGTTTGCTGCAAAACGACATGCAGGACTTTACTGGTAGCGAGTCTGAGAAGGATCGGTTGCTTACACAGCTTCAAAATGACGTTGCAAACGGTCTTAAAGAGCGTGGTCTGGACATCTCTCAAGGTAATCTGGATTTGGGCACGATTACTCAGCTTGCAAACGAAAGCTTGGCTCTTCGTAAGCAGGCGTTTACCGAGGCGGAAGCGGCAGCGGATCGTCTGGCACCAAGCCTCAAGGTTGTGGACAACGATCTGGTCCTATTTAATCCTGCGGACAATACGGCAACGTCCGTCTTTCAAGCGGAAGGCGGACCTACCAAACCCGACTTCAAAGTTATTCGCAATATGGGCAACCAAACTACTCAGGTGGTTGACGCAACCACCGTGGGTGGAGCGGCCGCTATTGCAAAAGCCAACGAAGCCAACTCCGGCGGTACGCAGAAATTCAATGTTTCTAACATGAGTTCTGACACCGCTCCGACGGCCAAAGCCTTCGCTATTCAAGGATTGGGCAACGTTCTAAGCTATGACGGCGGAAGAACCTATGTAGCCTCGGACGGTACAGCGCAAAGTATGCCTACTACCGGCGTGAATCCACTAAGCGATACAATTGCTTACGATATTGCGGCAAAACAAAGAGTTGCTTTAAGGGCCGGCTCCGATTTAGAGGCTATGGACGAACAACTAGGAATTGTCTCCCGCGGCGGAACCCGCGAAAACCCGCAGAATTTATCCGGCAAAGATGCGGCCCTGATGCGTGATGCAATGTCTGCGGCTCGTAACGGTACGGGCCCCTACGCAGGGTTTGCAGTGTTTGCCGATAACGTGTTTGGGGGCTTTATCCCACAAGCTCGTCAAGCTTTTTCGGGAACCCAAGCAAACCGTCAATTCTTGCGGGGCCTTACCATTCTAGGGCGATCAGCCTTGGTAGTTAACCCACGGTTTCCTGTTGCTGAAATGGAAAAGGTCGGGGCTTTATTTCCTGATCCAGACAAGTTTTTTACCAACCCGGAGTCTGAAGCAGGTAAGCTGGTAGAAATGAAGGCGTTAGCACAACAACAAAGACGCGCAAATTTAACGGCTCTTAACGACGGCATTCAAGACGACAAGACCCGCCAAGCGGTTCTTTCTAACAACTTTGAGATTGATAGATTGTTAGGAATGTTGGCCACTGTTCCAAGCAGCGTTACGGGAAAAGTTGATAACGATACGGCCGCCGGATTTAGGCAGCACATTATGAACCAACAGAACGGAAAACCCTGATGGGACCAGATGATGTAGTCGCGCCGGAAGTCGTAACAGCGGATTCCGTAGGACCTAATTATAGCCCGGTGGTTTTTGACAAGCCTCAGTTTGATGCCTATGTGCAAAACTTCTCCTCGGAAGGTCAAAACCCGTCTCAAATTATGGCAGAAATGCTGGCGGAAGAAGTTTTAGGAAGTGGCGCTTATCAAGGTTTGTTAAGCGGTAACTCCACGTTGTTTGATACTTTTGGACCTTTAAAAGACAAGCCGCCCTCAGAAAGAGGCCTTACAAACGACCAAATAATAAACTTACTGGCGCAAGATACCGAAGGTAACCCCATTGAAGCCGGTACGTTCCTAGACGGTTTTAAACGTGAAGTCGGTCCCGCAACAACGTCTCTGGGCGGTTTTATGGCGGGCGCAAAAGTTGGCGCAAAAGTGCCCGTTGCGCACCCTGTAGCAAAAGGGGCCGCTGCTTTAGTGGGGGGTATAGCGGGGTCTTTGGCCGCCTATAAAGGCGGCGAATTACTTACCGACCAGTTAATGGGACCAGAAAGTCCGATGCTTCCGGGACAAACAGCCGCCTATGAATCCGGGAAAACCGCCGCAGGCGTTTTAGGCTGGCTGCCCTTTCCCTTCATGATTAGTAAAAACGTTGGGGTTGGAACGGCCGAGTTTGTAAAGAACTTAGCCGAAAACGGCGTAACGCCGTCTCGGTCCACTCGTTTGCTTCAAGGCGCTCAAAACATGCTGGCTCGAACAGGGTCCGCGGCCCGCGCAGCACCTGCTCCTTTTCTTGCCGCAGAAGCCATTTCGGGTGTTGGTCAAGTGGGCGGAGCAAGTGTAGCAGAAACGTATTTCCAAGGTGATCCGTTAGCCCGCATCTTCTTCGAAACAGTGGGGGGTGTCGGAACGACTGTTGCCTCCAGTCCTCTAGCGCCTGTTCTAAACAATTACGATCAAATTCTACCGGCATTGCGTCGCGTAAAACAGACCTACGAACAAGGCGGCGCAAGCGCGGTTTTGTCCCCGCTTAAATCCGCTCGTCAAAGAAAAGCGGTTGAGCGGATCGTGGATATCTTGGAAGCAGAAGGCGAAGACGTAGAAGCCGTAATCCAACGTTTGGCCGGAGACGATTTAGGCGAATTGTTGGTTGGCGAAGACGGCAAACCTATTATGCTAACTGCGGGGGCAAAAGGCGGATCACCTGCTTTGCTGGCTATTGAAGCCTCTTTAGAGCAGCTTGGCAGCGGTCTGTCCGCGGAAAGAACCGCCGGTTCTAAGGCCTCTATCAAAGCTTTGCGAAACGTAATTCTAGCAATGTCCCAAACAGGGGACCAAGACGCCCTTCAAACGGCTGCGGATTTGGCCGAAGGCGTGTTTAGCGCACAGCTAAATGAACGCATGGCATTTGCCACAGATAACGTACTGAAAGCTTTCGAAACTGTTTCGAGAGACGGAACTAGCAACATCCAGCTTTCTGAAAGACTTTTTGACGTTATTACAAACCAGTTAGGCCAAGCCCGAAGCAAAGAAAAAATACTGTGGGGTTCTGTCCCTGAAATCGACATAACTTCTTTTTCAAACGCTGCGGGGGAAGCGACTAACACTCCCAGTTTCATAACAAAATGGAACAGTGTAAGGGGCGTTTCTCCCGAGCTTCAAGGTAAGCTTGCCGACGACATGCCTTTACTTCAACAATTTGTTGATCGTAAAACAAACGAGTTGGGATTAGGTGCGCCTGCACCGGCTTCCGGAGAGTTGGTCACGGCTCAAAGACGGGCAACCGACGCCGTTACAAAGCTGGCGGGTACAAGCTATGAAAACCGTGTAAGTAGCATCGTCGATGCGATGACTAACGAAGGCGCAACACAACAAGATATTTTGACAAGGTTGCGTCAAGAAGCAAGCTCTTCTCGCGGCCGCATGTCTACCCCTAGAACACGTCAGTTGGCGGATGCGCTAGACAAGACCGCTGATTTAATGGTCATGCAGGGTAACCAACCCGCGGCCGACGGAACCGGGGTAATAACCGATCCGTTAACAACAAAAGAACTAACGGAACTGCGCGGCATTGCCTTAAACTATTCACGTCGTTTTTCCTCCGGGGAAAACCCTGATTATAACTCCGCTAGGATTGCTAATGAAATGGCCAGTGCCATGTTAGACGATCTAGGTGGCGCATCGTTGGGACCGGAGGCAAATGATTACCGGTTCTCGTATGACATGGCTCGTTCGTATTCGCGCTCTCTTAATGACACGTTCACTCGGGCTTTTGCGGGCGAAGCCACAAAAACAAAAGGCTCGGGAGCCGCGAGCATGGGACCAGAGTTACTGGCTCGTCGCATCCTTCAGGGCGGAAATGATCCAACCTATCTGCGTCTTGAACAAATTAACGAAATCGGGATGTTTGCGGTAGAAGAAGGCTTGGCTGATGCGGAAACAACCATAGGAACGTTGCGCGGCGTTACGGAGCAAATCCTTCGGAATGCGCGGTCAGAGGCTTTTGATCCCAATACTGGTGAGGTAAACCCCGATGCTTTGGCTAAGTGGGTTGCTAAAAACAAAGACGTGCTTGACCAATTTCCCGGGTTACAGTTTGATTTACAAAATGCCGAAAGTGCAAACGTTCTTCTAAGAGAGTCTTCTGAGATTAATCGAAAGAACCAAGCGGAAGAGTTGGCTCAATTAAGCTTTTATGACCTCATGAACCCTGTGATGAGTGATACAGGCCGTAGGGTGTATGGAACAGAAAGCCCGACAACGGCCATTGCACGAGCTATTAACACAAGAGCCCCGATCCAAGGGTTGGACCGACTTTTAAGCGTTGTTACAAACGCCCCCGAAGACGCGCGGGAACAAGCCATGACCGGTTTGAAGTCTTCCATTTTAGAATGGGCCGCGACAAAGGCGGGTGGCAGCCACTCGGGGACCTTTAGCCCAAGCACCCTATATGATGACATGTTTCGTCCTATAAAGGGCTCCAGAGGCCGCGTATCGTTAGTGGACTGGATGAAGGAAAACAAAGTAATGAACGAAGCAGAACTTTCCAACCTAAAGACCTATTTGTCTGAAATGGTTCGGTTTGAAGCTTCGGAAAAAGCGGGTGATATCGGGGAACTGGTGGATCGTGCGGGACCTTTGTTTGATTTTTACTTAGGCATTACAGGTTCTGCAATTGGTACTCGCGCACAACGCATGTTTACTGGCGGTCAAAGTGGCCCCGGCGCTCTTATCGCTGCGGGTCAAGGTGCCGAAACAATGCGTCGTATATTTAACGACATTCCGGCGGCATTACAGACGGACGTTATGTCCGAATTGATGGCTAACCCAACACTTTTGGCAGCTATGATGCGCAAACCGCGTAATGACAAAGAACGTGTTCGTCTCGCCGAGCGCGTCGGAAACATGCTTAAAGATTTAGGCTTCTCTCCGATACGAAGAAGCCCTCCTTCAATAATTCGTGAAACAGACGAAGAAACAGAAAAATTTACTGTTCCGTCTGAACCACAAAGACCCTTACCCCCTTCAGACCAAGAAGGGTCATTGAATACCGCACCGGAGGGACCTCCCGCCTTACCCGGTGCGGTTACTCAGCCTAGTCCTGTCCAACAGGCCGCTGCGCCACCCCAAGTGGCACCTGTACAATCTTCTGGACCGGTTGACAGGACTAGGTACGCTGCAATGTTCCCAAATGACTCAACAACGCAGTTGATGAAAAGTGGGATTGGAAGTTTAGGGGGTTAACATGTCAATTGTAAATTATGCGTCTCCTGATTATCGTTACTACGACACTGACAAAAAGATCATGGAGGATTATGATAACCGGATCGGTATCTACAACACCGCTTTGGGGCAGTATAAAACACAAGCTGGCGATTACCAAAAGCTGGTGGATGACTTTAACACCAACCAGATCGAACCGTGGAACGCGAACCTTGCTCAATGGCAACAGGACCGCGAAACTTATAACGCGGCCATCGAAAAATGGAATGCTACGGACAGAACAACACCGTATGAGAGTTGGTCTGGTACGGTAAAGTCTCCGGGAAACTTTACGAGTACCGCACCTGTTTTTGAAGGCGGGTCGGCTCCTGTCGCACCTGACGACCCCGGTTTTTCAGGCGATGACGTAGACGTTTTTATTGAAGAGTCCCAAGCCCGCGCACAACGTCGTGGGGCGGCCAGTGCTACAGCACAAGCTGTTATTGGAAACACGTCGGGCGCTTTTGGAA